TGTAGGATTCCCAATTCCGGTATGCAGTCCAATTCCGGTCATAGCGGCTATTCGGATAGAACTCAATTCCTGTGTTCAGCTCAAACATGATCCGCTCACACTGGCCCACCAAATATTTCTCAGGATTTGAGTAATCAGTTCCTATTGGAAAACCTCTCGGACCTGCCCACCTTGTGTAGTTACTAGATGGTGTCCATTGCACGATTCCGAAACCGGAACCACCAACCTCATGGAATCCTGGATTGTTATAGGATTCATGAGTGGTGTTACCAACCAGACCGGCAATGGCTGAATCACTCCAGCCCTTGGCCTTGAAATAGGACCAGATATAGGATGCATTGGCCTCTGATTCTGTGCCGGTATAGCTCCATGCTCTGTTGCTTGCGTATACTCTTGCCATCAGAAATCACCCTCACTGGATTTGCCGCCTGTTATCAATCCCTTGGTAACATTAAGGAATGTTCCGTCAGAGAATTCTATCTTTCCGGAATAATAGGTGGCCTTTTCCACAAATGCCTCTGTTTTAGCTGTTTTTGCAGTTAGTGCGTTTTGTGATGCGGTCTTGATGCGTTTGCTGGCATCTATGACATCCGAAATGCTTCTGCCATCGTTTATCTGTGTAAAGATTGTAGATGCTGAGAATGTGTATTCCGTTGCCGCATCGTCATCCAGCTTGCAAGACCGTCCGACCAATGCCACCTCATGATTCACGCCAAACTGTTGAATCATTGCCAGATAGCACCGGCCTACTTTGTAGTCAGAACCGACATCGGCAGCAGTGATGCTCATTTGCAAGGATGACCACATGTTCTCTTGTAACCACTGCTCACCGGCAGTGTATAACGCATCCTCATCCTCGATGTCATTGAACTCAATTGCAGTCCAGGTCTTGCCAAAAAGATTGGAAGCAATCTGGTTCTCGATGAACTCACACCCAAGCCTCAAACCGTCTTTTCCAATTGGAATGACTACTGTGTATACTTCTTCAGAATCAATGTCTCTGGAGATGTCCACCAGCTCTGTCATGTCAATGACGTTTTCGGCATCTATCTCCATGGATTTCACCCAATCAAAATATGAGCCGCCATCGGTCTCATGCGCTACCATGTAGCCGCCATAAGTCTCCATGAGGTCTTTGAAAACATCCATTGTGGTGGTGTCAGATCCGTTGTATTCGATCTCCACATCGTCCATGGTGAACAGGCCAATGTTCATCTGCCTGTTGTAGTCACATTTCTCGTTGTGGTTGGCAAGCACTTTCTGAACGAATTTGCCTAGCCTCATCTTGTTGGTGTCCGGAGGATATACGGTGTCATTCAGAAAAGCCAAGCTCCCCTCACAGGATATTTCCATGGAACCATTGATTCCAATGTTTATCCTGGTCGGCCTCCCTCTCCACTCAATCTCCTCATTGTGGTAGATGGAGATGGTGGAGAGCTTCAGCTTCACATCGTTATATCGTTTATTTGTTTTTGGGATAATGCATGTAAAAGTACCGGCAGTATTGACTTCCTGTGTGAGTGTTGGAGCCAATACCATGAGGTCACTGTTGGCCTGTGTGCCGGTTGTGTACAACAGCTCATCATCCAAATAAACAGAATAGCTCATAAGCTACCTCGTCTAAACTGAATCGTCAGTGTTCCGGTATCACTGCAAGAGAATGTGTTCTCACCATCGCAAACAGGCAGTTCCGGAACAGGATGCACACCATGCGGAACCGATGCAGTGAATGTTCCTCTGCTGTTTGTCAGCGTGATGTCCAATGGAGCATAGGTAATCATTGCGCTTGTCACAATTCCATTGCCATAGCACCAATAAACAGCATCTGTATAATTGACTGTATATCTGCGGATGTCTTGGAAATGAGTGGTGTTGTATTGCGTGTTTACATCCCACTTGTTCATCTTGCCGCCCAGCTTAAACAGCATCTGAGCCACCATGCCTCTAGTGCAGAGGCCGTCCGGATTGAATCTGTATCCGTTGTCCAGTGTGGACAGACCGTTCACGATTGCAAACACGGCTGGCCAGTAATAATAAGCTGTTTGTGCTACATCCGTAGGCAATTCATATCCGCTGATGGGATTATCAACACCGGTCGGATCTATATAAATCAAATCAACACCAGGAGCATGTAAAGCCGCCTCATTAGCGTAGTTATACATGATGGTGTATGCTTCTTTTCTGTACATCTGCCGTGCCGGTGAGAATGTGGTGGAACTGGTTCCAGATACATAGTTGTAGAAATATGCCCATTTCAGAGCATTCTTCTGCACCGTTGACAGTGAGCCGATGTCTGTGATTCCGGACAGGTCATATTCCGCAGCCGGTGAACCGGCAAGCCTCCACAGCATAGTCACAAACTGCGCTCTTGTCACTGCATCACCAGCTCGGAATGAGTATCTGTTGGATGCATCCGTGTAGCCCTCTACAATGCCCTCCAGATAAAGTTTCATGACAGCATTGACATACCATGCCTCCACTGTCACCTCTCCTGGCAAGTCTTCAATAGGATTCACCGATGAGGATGATGGAGAACCGGCTATCTTGTACAGCACAGCGCATGCCTGCTGTCTGCTCATGGGATTGTTCGGCATGAAGTGACCCATACCATCACCGGACATAAAGTTCCAATAGGATACCCACTTGACAGGATAAAAATAATAAGAGGACTGCGGAACATCCGTGAACGATGTGTTTCCGCTTGGCCTCTCCATTGCTCCCAACGCTCTCCAACAGATGGTGACAAACTGCGCTCTTGTGATAACGTTGTTTCCACCAAAGATGTACTCTGTCAGACCGGAGACATAGTTGTTCTCCTCTGCCCACAGCAGTGCAGTGTAATATGGTGCATCTGTTGGGACATCAAGAAACTGAGATTTTGTTTTGGTGACCGTTGGAGTACCAAGAAGAACACACCTAGCTTTGTAAATCATGTTGATTGCCCAGCCTCTTGTCAGTGCGTTTTTCGGTTTAAAATAACGCTCATCCGAATAGCTCCCAATCGTGGGAATCACCGGCATCGGAGAGCCTGGAACAGTCACTGTGACGTATGCCGACAGACTGCCGGAATCATATTCATCTCGACTGTATTTAAATGGCTCCACATCATAGGAGATGGTCACATGCTGATAGTGTTTGTTGGGATCAAATGCGGAAACCTGTAAACGTCCTACATAGTAATAATCCGGATCGTCAGCCAAGGTAATCTCGCACTTCTGACCATGGCAGAAATTGCTGATACTGCTCTGGATTTCTGCCCATGACTCGGTGTCCTCGATGTTTGGTAAATCAAGAGGTCTGTTTGCTACATAGAACTCCCAATCACCCTTTCTGTTCTCATAAAGAACACGGCCTGTTGTCAGCTCTGTGGCATCATAGGAGCCATCAGATGCCGGTGCTTCTTCATAGGCATATTTCGGCTCCGGAGGATTAAAGTTCAACTCCGATGCCGGATACATGTGCCAGTTGTAGAGAGTGTTGACTTCTTCTCCTGTTGCAATGTTCTTTATATTCAAACTGTGGTCTGTGTTGAATCTCATGCCATGGAACCTCTCTTCCTCAGCATCTGTCTAGCTCCAAGTGCATTGTCCATATCCGTTGCAATGCCACCTACAAGCGCACCGCTGGACAGCACCACTTGCATGGAGCTGATTGCCTTTTCTAGTCTGCTGATGTCGGATCTAACTCCGTTCAAGTTTGTGCCTGTGTAACTGGAACCAGCAACAGAGGTACGCATTCTGGATGCCGTACCGTCAATAGTTGCTCCAATGTTAAATCTATTGCTTGCCCTCTGCGACAGTTCATCCACCGCATCATAAAGGGAACTAGCGTTATCCATCACACCGACTGCGGCTCCAGCCGGTAACCATTGGCCAATCTCGTCAGCCATGACCTTAGACGGTGAGCCGATGCCAAACAGCTTTTTGAGAAAGTCGGTAATGTTTCCAACCCAGTTCTTGATTTTGGTTTTCAACCACTCGGTCTTTTCTTTCATGCCGTTCCAAAGTCCTGTTATCAGAGACTTACCAGCATCCGCGATAACACGCACAGCACCCTTGATTGCTGTTCCGATTGCGGAAACAATCTGCGGAATCTGCTTCACAAGCACCGGCAGAGACTGAAGCAGACCCTGTCCAAGTGCGATAATCAGTTGCAAAGCACCCTCCAGGAGAGCTGGAGCATTTTGAATCAGTGCAACATTCATCTGTGCAATTGCCTCGACCATGGCCGGTATCAGTTCCGGCAGTGAGTCTGAGAGGCCAGAGACCAACGTCAGAATGATTTGCACTCCAGCCGTTACAATATCCGGCAGATGGTTAACAAGGCCGCTGACGAGTGTCAGAATGGCCTGTGTTGCCGTGTCAGTCAGCATCGGCAGATTATTGATGATTGCGGAACCGATGCCCTCCACGATTGGAGCACCGATTTCCATCAGTTTCGGAACTGCATTCAGCAGATTGTTGGAGAACTCCTCGATTCCCTTGGAGATCTTGTCTCCACCATCTTTGCCGCTGAATACGTCTGTAAGCCCCTCCATCACCGTTGTGATTGATGGTAGGAACTCGGACATGATATTGCGTTTGGCTCCGTCCAGAGCCGTCTGCATGTCCTGTAACTGGTCTTGGAATCGTGCGGATGCTTTGACCGCATCTTCATCCATAACACCGCCAAGGTCATGCACGGCCTGTCTCATGGCCTCTGTATCTTCCGCAGAGGTATTGAGCAATGCACCAAGCTCTGTGGCTCCACGGCCTAAAAGGTCAGAGGCCAGAGCCGTTCTCTCGGTTCCCTCCTCCATGCCTTGGAGACCGGTGATTACCTTAGAGAACAGATCCTCCTGGCTGAGATTCTTGACCTCATCCTCAGAGATGCCAAGTTTTTGAAACGCTTCAGATCCACTCTGAGCCGCATTCGCCAGTGTTTTCATCGGTGCTTTCATGGCATCGATGGTAGTGCCGGAATGTTGCATGATGGCATCCCATTCCTGGTATGCCGTGGAACTCATGCCCATCTTTTGACTCATCTTGTCGATGTTGTCACCGTATTCCGCAACAGCTCCAGTGCCTTTGATAACGCTACCGGTGATTGCGGCTGTGGCTCCGGCAAGAGTGGCGGCAGCGGCTCCACCTACTTTCAAGGCAGAACCGATGCCTCCGGCAATCTTCATGCCTGTATTGCGGCCTATGGTTTCTCCACCTAAAGCCTGTTCTATTTCGCCTGTCAGATTTCCGTCTGTTTTCGGAATAATCTGGACATACGCTTTACCAACAGTAGGCATTTTTAGCCTCCGTTCAATAGTCTTTCTCTCGCTCTCCTAAATTCTTCTGCGGAACTAAAACCAACATATTCCTTTGGCTTGTCTCGCTCTGTAATCAGCTTATAGACCGATTC